GCATATACATGCTCTTTCTTTTTTGTGAGTTCTACCGCGCAATACAGGCCGAAACCTTCGGACGGCAAAACCACCGCTAAAAATTCAGCGGATGTCATGTTTGTCCTTTGGTTACTTTAGTTCGGGGTCGTTTGCGTGAGCTACGCCTGCGGCAAAACCTTCTTCAAAGCCAGTCTTGTTTCCGTGTTCTAAGCCATGAGAACAGCCGTCAGCAAAGCCTTCATCGTATCTGTCCTGATACCAATCAAGTGATTTGGCAAAGCGTTCGCACAAAACTTCCACCCATTCTTTTGGAAGCATCTCATTACCCATCAGATATACCTGACGCAGTATTTCTTCGTCGCTCAAGTTTTTAGGTTGAATGCTTTGCATGTTCGTCTCCAAGCTTCGTCGCCCGTACTGGACGCTTGTAAAATTTTAAGGATAGCTTCAACCGATGGTCGGTAAGCCACGAATACTTCACCGCCATTGAACCAGTTGTAAACAGATTGCCGAGAGGCTCCTGTTACTTTGGCTATCTTGATGGCAGAGAAGTCATGATGCACAGCCCACCGCCCGAGTTGGTTGCCCAACGTCTTAGGCGCTTTCTTGACTGCGCTAATTACTTGTTGTGAATATGGCATGGTGTAGGTGGGGGTACTAGCCGCTCGTCTGCAAGCTAAAAATTGCGCGACGTTCCCCCCGATATTTATGGGTTTCTGTCGTCAACGAGACCGTATTTACCCCTTGCCCACAGAGGCATGCTTTCTTGCACAGCGCCCCCTCTAACGAGTTCAAACTCGTTGTAGAGTTGTTTTGTGAAGCGGGGGTATCCGGGGCCTACAAACACATCGCTACAGCGAAAGTGTGGAACATAGACAACATCGCCCTTGCGGTAAACTTTTTGAAATTCTCTTGGTGTAGAGTCACGCGTCATAAGTTTCATCATCTACTCCTTATTCCGCTTCGTCCCAGTCGTCCACCATGGCAGACAAGTCAGCCTTTGCCTTGGGCACAGCGTTGGGCTTCTTCTCTTCCTTGCGGACTACGGGTTCCTCATCTTCCTCGGCAGGCAGAGGGGCGGCCTTGGCTTTGGTCTTAGCCTTAGGTGCGGGTGCAGGTGCTTCCTCTTCCTCAACCACAGGGGCAGGGCGCTTGCCTTCAAGCTTTAAAGGCGCAGGGGCGGCAACGCTGTCCATCTTAGAGAAAGACATTGTCACAGCTTTAATAGCGGTGTCTGTCTTGCCTTGTTCCTGAATGATTGGGAACTCATCGTCCGTCAACCAACGCATAGCCTTAAAGAACAGCTTGGGCGCTTCAGACTTGGTGTCGAACTTCATGCGCGTGATGACCTCAGATGGGTCAATGTTCTGTGCGCCCAAGTGACGAGCGTACGCTTGCAAGGCGCGGTTGTCGCCCTCTTCTTTGCCGAACACAGACTTAGCAGGCACAGTCAGCTTCAATACAGAGCCTTCCATATCATTAGCCAACACTACAGCAATGTGCTGTTGGAAGCGGCAAGCGCGGCTATTGTTCTGACCAGAACCGGCAATGTTCTGTTGGCATCCATCGCACTTGTTGTGCTGTGGGTTGCTTGCCTCAGGGCTTGGTGTCTTGCCGTCTTGTGACCAGCAGTCAGGCGCAGATACTTCGCCATCGTATGCCTTGGCATAGAACACGCGTGAAACATCAGGCGCGGCATTGACAATGACTACGTCGAGGTAGCGCTCTTCGATAGCGGCAATCTCTTTACCGCCTTCGTTCAAACGAAACACACCACCCTTGATGGAGATGCTCTTGGTGCGGTTGCCAACTGCGCCACCGGCTAGGGCTCGGGCCATGGGTGACAACGATGTGCGGTTCTTAGCGAACGCGGGGGCTTGGGATGGGTTGAATAGAGCTACATTGCTCATAATGATTCTCCTGATTACTTGGTTGGTTTACGAACTGAAATGGCGTACTCTGTCATAGAGTTAAGCCCTGCGGGAACTAGACTGGGATTCTCAGACAAGAACGTAGCCATGTTGGTCTGCGCAATACGCTTCTCCAACAAGTCCAACGCATCGTGTTCCTTGATGAACTCTTTAAAAGAGTCCCAGTCTTGTGTGTTGTAGCGTGTCTTGGTAGACAGCACTACTGTGCCTTGGTCTGTGCGTACACTTGATACGCCTAGCTTGAGCATCTGGTCTTTGAGCGCGATCTTCACAACGTCTTGCTGACGCTTGATGTCCTCGATCTCAGACTCATACTGAGTTGTTAACTCCTGTATGCGCGACTGCATCCTGCGGTACACCTTCGCCAACTTGTCCATAGGGACAGTGACGTCTGTCGGTGCTTCCTGAGGAGCAGTTTCCTCATCATCTATGTTTAACATTTACTTCTCCTTGAATTATTTTATTGTCAATGGTTTGACAGCATAGCACGACTGAATTGATTTGCAACTCCTTTCTTAAATATTTTTTACTTCACTGTCGAACATGCCGACAAGCAAAGCGTGATCGGAAACTTTTGTATTCATTGCCTTGAATAGCTTCTTCTCTATCGGGCTTGACTCAATGTGCACCACAGTGACTTTGTCAGAGTCCTGACCCTTGCGATCAGCGCGTGCAATACACTGTGTGTACATCTCAACAGACATTAGTGGGCCATAGAAGACAACTGTGTCAGCGGCAGTTAGGGTAATCCCGTGGGCTGTCGCTTGTGGTTGCAACACCAACACGCGGATGTTGTCAGTAGTTTGAAAGTCGTTGATGATCTGACCGCGCTTGGTTGCAGACACGTCGCCATGAATTTGGTCAACGGCATAGCCATGCTTGGTTAGATACGTAACGATGGTGTCAATGCTAGAGCGGAACAGAGCGAAGATGATTACCTTGCGGCTTGTCTCTTCCAATACCTCCTCCAGTACCCCAAGGCGAGGCGCTGAGTCGAACTCAACAACTTCCTTCTCGTCTGTGTAGGCGGCACCGCAACTGATTTGCAGTAGCTTGTTTACAGCAACGCCTGCGTTGACTGCACTGATTGTTTCTCCGGCAGCTTGGAAAAGCATCTGCTCTTTGAGTAGCTTGTAGTACTTAGCTTGCTGTGCTGTCATCGGTACTTCGCGTGTGACTGTGATGACTGGTGGCAAGTCAAGGCATTGGTCTTTGGTGAAACGTATTGCAGGCTGTAGAGCCGCGAACACTAAGTCCTTGGCGTTAGCCTTGGGTGCCCACTTGAACATGCTGATCTTGTTCATGACCTTGTCGCGCCATGATGTTTGGAACTTAGGCACACCGCTTGGGTTAACAAACTTAGCCAGACCATACGCATCTACTGGCGACTGCGATGCAGGCGTACCAGTCATCATCCACAGATACGTCTCAGGCTTGATGATTGATGCAAGTGTTTTCCATCTGCGAGTAGACGGGTTCTTGTATGCGTTGGCTTCATCGACAATCACCAAGTCAAACCTACCATCTGCGTTGATTTCAGAAGCTATCAAGTTGAGGCCGTCATAGTTGGCAATCACGATCTCGTAGTCTTGCTGAATCATTTCTATACGCCGACTAGCTTGAGCATGGTGCGCGACGATGGCACTTCTATGTATCACGCTTCGGTTGATGTCACCCATCCATGCGCTGTGCATGATGGACAAGGGGCAGAGAATAAGTATGCGACGAACCTCGCCACGATTCATCAAGAAGTCAGCCGCCCATAGCGCAGACAAAGTCTTGCCGGTGCCGGGGTCGTTAAAGCAGAACGCTCTGCGGTTCATTGTGAGGAAAGCCGCTGTCTCTATTTGGTGAGCCATTGGTATAAACTTTCCCGGCCAGTCGTAGCGCCTAGTGATAGGCGACGGCACATCCTTCACACCAAGGTTGCGTAGTACCCTTGCTTCATCTAAGCCCCAGTACACAGCGACTTCAAAGATACCATCCGTTTCAGACAGCACCTTATGCTTTGGAATGATTGCGTACTTGTTTGGGTTGCGCGTGCGCAGTACGAGCGCCTTGTCGTCAACGATTTGCATTACGCATCTTCCTTCAACCTAGCCCACGGCGAGTTGTCAGAGTGATGGTTAAGTTCTTCCATCTTTTTGTTGCTGTGCAAGCGTGCGGATGCGTCAGACCAAAAGTCATCTTCTATCTCCGACACATCTACCCATGTATCTCCATAACGTGCACGCCACAAGTTGACTAGCTCAGACAGCGGTATGGAATACACAGGGTCGTTGTTAGGGTTAAATACCGTCATGGTTACTGCAGACTTTTTTCCCGTAACGTGTGCGTACATTTGAGCGCTTACCCCTAGCTTCTTAGCAAGAGCAACTTCCGTTGCGGTTAGCGTCACGGTTCCTTTTACTTTTCCCATTTGCTTCTCCTTGATTTATTTTGGATTACGACACACATATTTAGAGCGGTCGGTTAGGAAGTGAATCTCAAGTTCACCTTCTCTTCTCATTCGGTCGTACGCGTCTTTGTAGAATGGGTCTTCTGTTACTTCCACCAGATCAACCCATTCATGTCCCCAACGCGCTACCCAGAGATCGATAAGTCTTGCGGTAGGTATATCACTTAATAGAGTGGTCTGACTTTCTTGCATACGAACGGTTTGCGCTCGCGTCTTTGACGCGGAGATTCGAGCGTACGGTTTTTCCACCTTTGGATAATGCTTTCTTGTGATCGACATCTTTGCCGTCTCCTTTATGTACTAGCCCTTCCTTCTCCATGATTGATCGCGCTTTGTTTCGTGCGGCACGTTTCTTCTTGACCATTGGTGTGCCGTCATACTGTTCGTACTCTTTTGCGTACGGGCGGGGTTTGTTTACGTAAGGCATGTTAGTTCCTATCTTGCTTGGTTAACTTTTGAGACCGCCTTCAAGCTGTCCACAACTCTGGCGGGTTGATCTTTATCCATCTTGATGCGCATCACATCATGTGCAAGGCGCAACGCCATAATCGTCGCACATTCTGGATGAAACCACAATGACACGTAGCCTTCAATGTGGTCGTGTATTGTTTTAAAACGAGGGTCTTTGCTTTGCGTTAATACGCCGTGATCTGAGTGCTCGATGGCGGATTGATCTTCTCGTATTTCTCCATGGCAGATGTGGCAAAGACATGGAGTCATTGTGAATTCGTTTGCGGGATGTACAGCCATTTGCTTCTCCTAGTGTTTCTTGTTGAACTCGCAGGTTTTTACTGGACACCACCCGCATAGAGGTGTTTGGTTTGGGTTCCATACATCATTGGCAAAGCTAGCTTCAAGCCGCGCTGTGCGCTCACGATAGTCCCACCAGTGTTTGTCAGCATCTTCTCGCGCCATCGACATCTTGACCATGTCGTTCTTGACAATGAATAGCAGAGCAGAGTTAACCTTGCGGATGTGTGGGAAGTGGGCAAACACCATGAGCGACATCAGAACTAGCTGATCTCTATCAGGATACTTGTTGTTGCCAGTCTTCCAGTCACCCACCCAAGCTGTCAGGTTATCGTCGTCAATGACCAAGATGTCAGCAATGCCGCGCACCCATACGTCTTTATCTTTCCAACCAGTAGGCTTGAGGTCGACAGTCAGCGCCATCTCATACTCAGCTAGCTTGCGCCCATTCTTCTTCAGCATGGCGTCCACCACAGGCTTGAACTGTTCGTACTCAGGAGGGATTGGTTTGCCCTCTGCGATGTAATGCTCGATAGCTTCATGTACCTGATTGCCGTAGC